GCCAACATTCCCCAACTCGAGTAGGCACCCATAGGTTGACCAACAGAGTATTTAACAAAGGCCTCTTTCCAGAGGATCTTTGGAGAAATACCTAGCAATTGATTAATCTTAAACTTATCACTAAGTTTAAAAAGATCTCCTGCTATTGACCATTGGAAGTTCAATAACTCGGACCACAAGTCTCCTCTAACGCCTAAGGCATTTAGTATATCCACTTGTAGGGTTATAGGTAATCTGTCAGTTGCTGACGATAAATCAAAACATGAAAATTTGTATCTGGGATCCCTCTCTTTGTATAAACGAAGAAGGGGCTTACCCTGATCAAATGTACCATCAATATCATTCCATTTACGGAGTGAGTTAAAGATACTTTCATGCAATGGTTTCAAAGCAAGTTGAATCCACCAGTTTGTTATTGCAACAACTCTGGCTTTTCCAGCTTGATCGTAAACAGTTGAAAGTTTACCCATTCTTAACGGACTCATCAAACCAAAAATTCTTAGGATAATATAAAGCGGACCATATACTAATAATATAGTAATGAACACTGCTAAATACCAATAACTCTTAGTAACTAAGGCAATTCTAACAAAAGTTAGAAATTGACGAGGGTACTCGATGAATGCTAATGCATCCAAACAAGACCCCCAAGTTGCAAATTTGCTATTTGGACCTGAGGATTCGGAAATGAAACCTTTAAAGATTGAAAATTTAACCTTCAAATTAAGTTTATTTAAGGCTTTACAAATGATTTTGAAGTCAAATGTACGAGCTATTCCATCAAAAGGAGCAGTAATGCTATCTAATGACGGTTTAACAGGTACCTTAAATACACGAAAAACGGAAAGTACACAAAGTGTAACTCTCACTATATTCACATTCTTGTCGGGAACTAAAAGATCTCGACGTATAAGAAGTGGAATTATAGTAGGAAGGCCGGAGGGATCTCGTTTAACCCGAGGAATAGAATTATTCCAAGAAGTTTCCGGTTGACCCCCTAGTGCACGTATTGTAAGTCGTAAACATTCCTTTAAATAAAGGAAGGTAAAAGACCAACCATTGGTTCCAACCAATGTAACGATACGACTATTTAGCAGTTTAAGGGACTTAAGACTACCTTTTGTACCCGTGATAATGGATGGTAACTTAAAGAAACTGTGTAACTCATCTCGAGTTATCCATTCCTTTCTAGCTACCTTCGATTGCCGCAATACATTAAGTATATTAAATATTTTAGTAGCTTAATTATTAAGGTAATCCCAAAATTACGTTCTCTCAATTGGTCGTTAAATGAGCTGCTAACACACTTATTACGTACAAAGTTGCGACACTCTGTAATGATACACTTAGTAATATGGAGTGGTCATCACCACCATAGCATAAACAATTATAATGATGAGTTATAATTTGACTTGACCAAGGTTTTAACCTTAGGAGGTAAGTGTGGGCCTATATGCAGAAGCATCCAGAATCCG